TGGTACTTGGCTAAATGTAACTACACCGCCAGAAGATATAGCCATAGCATCCGTATCAGATGTATGTCCAATATTAGTACCATTAATTATAATGTCATCTACTGTTAAAGTAGTAAGTGTACCGAGTGAAGTTATATTACTTTGAGCAGCCGTTGTAACTGTTGCTGCTGTACCACTAGTATTTCCTGTTACGTTACCTGTTATGTCACCTTCAAAATTAGCAACTATAGTTCCTACAGATCCTGATACAACTTCACTTGATAATGACGCATCAGCAACAAATGTTAACTTTCCTGCTGAATCATCCCAACCAAGAAATGCGTTTTTAGCTGCACTGCCGTTATGATATTGCATTACAATACCAACATCTTTATTAGTATCGGAACCTAACGCACCACCATCTGAAGCAGTTTGAAGATGAATAATTGGATCTACTACACCCATAGTTGCAGTATTTACTGTAGTAGTTGTACCGTTAACTGTAAGATTACCTGTAAGTACAGTATTACCACCAACATTAAGATCACTAGCTAACGACACAACTCCAGCAGAAGTTATCTCTAAATCACTAGTATCTGCTAATGCTGTACCTGAATGTATCTTAAACTTTTCACTATCTGAGTCATCGATGCCTACAGTAAAGAGAGTAGTACCACCTTGTTGAAACTGAGTTGTAATATCTCCACTACCTGCTCCTACATTTAGTTTATAACCAGCAGAAGTAACTACTCCACTCGTTGTGTCATCACCGCTATTAATGAGAAAAGCATCATCTACATTTAATGTATTGGTAGATAGAGAAATGTTAGTTCCTGCTGTAAGAGCAGTCTTTGACACATCTATTGCTGCACCAGAAGCAACACTTGCATTGACTACAGCGTTAGCTGCTAACTCATCTGCACCTACCGCATCATCTGCTAACATTGCATTTTCTACTGCCTGATTAGCAATTGTAACAGCACCGTTAGATGCTATCGTAACATCACCAGACACTGCAACAGGATTATAATTTGTACCATCTGCTACAAGAATATGTCCAGAAGTATTCGTACCCATTGTAAGATCATCACCTGTAATAGTAAGATCTCCACCAACTGTTGTGTTACCTGATATATCTACTGCACCATTAATATCTATTGTAGTTGCATTAATTTCTATTTCAGTATCTGATACTAAATCTAATACACCGTCTGCTGATTGATGAATGTAAGTTCCTGTATCACCAAATTGTAATCTGTTTGTGCTACTTACTAAAATTGCATCAGAAAACTCAAAGTAATCTTCATCTTCCATCCACTTGAGCACACCGTCATTTGTTTCACCATCAAATGTCATAGTAATATCAGTACCTGCAGTTGCAGCACCAATTGTAATAGAATTACTACCAGTTAACTTTGACAGAGCACCACCGTTACCTGCTGTGCCATCATGCGTATGTCCAGACGTTCCAAAAGCAGTAATAATAGCATCAAACTCTTCGTTTGTATCTTCTGCTTTAATTGTGTCTCCTGTAGTATATGTATTTTGTCTTGCTGAATATCCTGCCATTTTACATTCTCGCTCCCGGTGTAAATTCTAACTCAAATCCTTTTAAGGTTATAGGTGGATTGCTACTTGTATCTGTTAAACGTATAACGACTGTAAATCCGCTTCCTTCTACTGATTGTCTTACAATTGGCATACCTTCTGCACCGTATACTGCAGAACCGTACAATGAACCTGAATTACCGTAGACAGCAGCAGTATCGGCTGTGGTTAATGTGTATGCTGCAGGTTGCGGTGTTGCAGCATCTTCAAAATCATATTTAACAAATAACGAGACATTTACTGCACCTTCAGGATCATAGTTTACATTAATACGTTGCATATTTTTTCTTATACCAGCATCACCCATTGTTAAGTCTGGTGATCTGTAGAGGGCTGTCATAGCTGTTCCGGCAAATGTATTTCCTGATTCTTGTTTGTATACATAGCCATCGTATCCACCATGTATAATTGTTTCAACACCCGATACAAATCCAGAAACACAACAAGAAGGTTTTAGTCCTCGTATATCACTGTATTCCCAACCTAGCTGTCCTTGAGGATTAGATTTAAGAACTCCTATTAATCCTTTAGCAGAAGTTTCTAAACCACCTGTTGTTGGATAAAACAAACGATATTGACTTTTACCTCGAATAACAACAGAGGATACATTGTCAAATCCTATGTCATTAATTCTATCCTGTATTTGTTTAGATACAGTTCCTAATTCTACGTCACCAATACGTGCAGTACCAGCAACAGTACGTAAACCATCTGGTGCTAGAAAGAGAATATCACCGCCTATTTCCTGCACACTAAAAGCATCTGAACATCCTACATTACGTGAAACAGGTTCTATTGCAAAATCTGCTAACGCATTTCCTGTTAGTTTGTAGATACGATCTTCACAAAATATCATCAGTGATTCACGAAAAGATTTGATAGCAACAATAGTACTATCTACATTTAACGAACCTGCACCGTTGCCTGATGTAAAATCATTCTCATCACCAATAGCAGAAAATATTAATGTGTTAGGTTCAGCACTCATGCCAGCATAAAACATATGATTTTTAAAAGCTGCAACCATACTAGGATTTGTTGGGGCTGTGCCTAAACCTGCAAAGGTTACACTAGCACTGCTAATAGTACCTGTTGTAGCTACGGACATTGTTATAGTTGTTCCTGAAATACTCGATACTTTAGCACCAGAACCAATGTTAGTACCGCCTATGTACATACCTTCAGCTATACCAGCAGCACTCGTTACACTTAATGATGTTGAAGAACTACTTGCTGATCCTGTTGCGGATATTGTTGTAGAACCTTTTATGTCAACAACAGTAGTGCCATTATAAAAACTTGCAAAGTTAGCACCATCAGCAAAGATAAGTCTATTCTCATTGGTAGTAAAGTTGTACTCTTCAAAACGATAACGACCTGCACTCGTTCTTCCTGTGTCTATACTCGACCAACCACTGCCAGAACTTTCTTGAACAATCGTACTTGAAGCTGCTATAACTTTATCTCTAAATATAGCTACACCCAATACTGTGTCCGTAGCTCCACCTAGTAAATTAGCGTCATATTTAGCTGTACCGCTTAACCTACGATAACCACCTTTTACAGAAGGTTCAAAGTTTTGCAGTATTGTAGCTGCTCCAACTGGCATCGTATAAACATCTCTGTCTAGTACTAAACCACCTGATACCGTTACAACGTAAGGAGATATATATTCGGGTGCTGTTATCTCAGCCATGTTATGCGTTCACACCTACAAAACGTTTGGAAGCTCCTGTAATACCTGCAGGATAAAAATAGTTTTGATGATTTAACAACTCAACTCTCATTCTTTTTACACCTTCCAGATAATCTTTTTCAGCTAACTGAGCACCAGCCATGTTTGCTCTCATCATGTACGCATAGTATTTAGCTCTGTTAACTACGATGTCATTAAACCTATCAGGCAATGTAGGACTATCGTTATGTGCAGATAAATCTGTATGTGTTATAAAATAATCATAAGAAACAGAATACGTGCTCTTTTCTGGTATAGGACTAAAACCTATATTACTGTTATCTTGTGTACGATAAACATATCGAGGTAAACCAAACTGATCTGAACTTGTTGTGCTAAGATCACGTTCACTGTGGTTATCAAGCCACTCATTGTAAGAAAGATATGTTAAACGTTCTGGTTGAATATTTTCAGTAACTTCTACACTGCCTACGTCATAGTTGCTGGAAGCTGTATTAGCAAAACCTATGTATATGGTTGTAGCCGTTGCAGTGAATGTAGTTATATTATACTCTCCATCACCTGCATTGTCAACAGTTAATGTTGTACTAGATATTTCTGTACCACCAGAACTTGTACCTATTTTTAGAGTTATGTCTCCACCAAAAGTACGTGTTCTAACAACATAGTCTTTACCATTTATTGTACTGATAGATTGTGTAGCTTCAGCAGCATTTAGACGTAGAGCACCATCTGCTGAAGCTTTAGTGTAGAAAGGAGATCCTGATACTGTTGTCCAATCACTAATGTTGTTTGTAAACGAACCATTTGTAATTAAATCAGTTGGTGTTAATACAAAACTATTAAAGTTTATCTTACGAGCATCAGAAGGATAACCATACGTTCTTTGACCTGCTGTCAAAACTTGTTCTTTGGCTTTATACAAAAATGACCATTCTACTTCTGAATTGTAAATATCGTTAATTCCTTTGTTAACGACATTCTTCACCATAGATTGCACACCTCTCGATGAACTAAAATTTGAAGAAGTTAACTCAACTTCATTTAATTCATTTAAAACTCTGTTCGTTAAGGTCAAATATGTTGCCATTAAACGTTATCCT